TGTATATCATCATATTGATATTTGTCTTTCCATAAATCAAATTTATTTGCCCATAATCCTACGGCTATTGGATAATCGTGAGTTTTCTTCTTTTTTTGTCGTCTATTAATTGCATCCCAGTAAGGAGAACATATTGTATCTACTAAAAATGTCCAGCATAATTGTTGTTCAATATCATAATGTTTATCCATATGTCTATCATCTATCATAAATATTATGTATTTTACTCTACGGGATTTCATGTCTTTTAACCATTCTCCCCAATAAAGCGTTTCTCCTCCTATATCTGATGTTCTAATTGTGTGTTGGTCGCCATCAATTTTGATTGTTTTTCTACTGGCCCTGCTTCTCCCAATAGTTCTTTCTTTAATCTTTGGAACTTCTCCCCTTGTTCTTAATTGATGATGTAATGTTGTTTTTCCTACTTGTGTTGCTCCATAAACACCAAAAGGAACTGCATGAAGTTTTTTCCATAGTAATCCTATTTGTTCGGCCATTATGATAACAAAGCCTGTCATTATGGACATTCTATCACCTCATAGGTGATGAATGAAATTCCAAAAACCCTCCCATACCGAAACATAAAGATTAACCCCAAATAAACTTATTCCGTGTCCTATAGCAAACCCAGAAAAACCTGCTACTGTTCCCCAAAAATAAAACCTTGCTCTTAAAAACCAAATGTCTGCTGAATGCGCTCTTTGCAAGTCATATGCTAAAGTTTGCTCATCAAAACCAAAGGTTAAAGCATCTAACATTCTATCACTCAAGTTTCGCTAGGAAAGATGGTGCAACAGATTGTTCTGATTCTATAGTTTGTGGTTGCCTAAATACAGGCGATTGTTGTTGTTGTTGTTGTTGTTGTGGGAATTGTTGTTGCTGCATAGGCTGTCTATATTGAGTCATGCTTTGTCTAATTTTTTCTCTTTGTTGGTCGTCTCTTTGCCTTTTACTCCAATAGGCAGATATTTTTCTGTCTAATAATGTCATTTCAATGTAGTCATTCAATACTAAATCAAAGATTGCCTTCATTACTAATATCCCACCGATAGTCATTAGTCCAAAGACTAATGCATGGGCATAACTATTAAAGGCAATCATATCGCCATACTTCGCATAGAAGTAGACATTTGTTCCACTTATTGCTCCAACGAATAATATCGTCATTACAAGTTTTGTTTCTTTCTCTAACGCTGGCATTTAATCACTCAGAAGAACTCGATAGAATATTCTATTGTGCCAGATTCTACCACATAGATGCCTTCGGCAACTATAGCCCCATGAAAATCATAATCATAATTATGTGGTGTTGAACTAGCACCAACATACATTTTAGTAATTACTTTTTTACCTGATGTAGTTGCAGCATTAGAATCATAAACAGTTATGCTCCCCGCAGTATTGCCTGTAGTAAACACCTTAATAGATGCTAACCTACATTTACCAACATAAACAAGTTTTGTTGCGTCTAATACGCCTGTTGTATTACAACCACTAACCATTCTATCGCCCTCTCATTTCTCCGAAGAAGCGATGTCCTTATCAACCTTTTCTGTTGGTTTTGATTCTTTAGTCGTTTCTATAACCTTTTTAGTTGTTGTAGGTTTAACCGCCTTCTTCACAGTTTTAACTACTTTCTTAGTTTTAGTCATTGGAAACATTGTTTTTATTAAATCGGCGGTGTCTCCTTTAACGCCGAATTCATCTTTTAATAACTGAATAGTCCAATCAGAAGATGAAGAAATTGCCTCTTTATCTTCTAAACTAAAAGTTATTCTATAATCATTTGAGCCAATAAATCCAATAGCAATTAATGTTGGGACTGTTGTTTTTTCCCCATACTTAAATACATAATCATCGCCATTAGCCATTGTATACGATATTGGCTTACTCTCTTTGTTTAATTCTAAATACGCCATTTTGATAACCTCAATGGTTTAGTTACCTATGCCCCCAATTAAGGAGGCATAGGCAACATATTATGTTTAAAGGTTGCCCCAAACTCTAACTCTAACAGACCCACCGTTAGCATCATTAGCCAAAGTAGCGTTAGTTCCGTCTAATGCTGTAAACATGAGAGCAAAAGATGTTCCACTCTCATAAGCACCTGCGGCACTAATTTCTACTGAAGCCAAGACACCATTAGCGTTGTCTGAACCTGTAATAGATACACAATGAATGGATGATAATCCCAAAGCAGTAGCAGGTATTACTGAACCTGCTGCTACAATGGAAGTAACATCTATCAAAGCATCAACAACATATTCATCACCTACAGCCTTTGGGGTAGTCATACCCTTATGGTCAGCAAGTGCTGTTACTGTATATGCTAATGCCATGCTTAATCACCTCATGCACTCTTTAGGTTGGTTATCTTACCTTGACCCTTGAAGAAAGAACATCCAGTTTCAGCAATGGTTCGATACATTGCTTGATTACCGAGTGTTCCAACACCGAAGGGGTTTCCGTTATCAATACCATCCTCGAAATATTGAGTAGGCTTCATAACGCTCATCCAAAGATGGTCGGTATCAAGTATCAATAAATCACTAAGCGTGTTTGTTGCACTACCATGACTTGTTTTAGGCATGTCCTTACATGGGATAAGAGGGATATCAAAGTAAGTAGCGACCCTAAAGCCAACTTCTGAACCCTTTACTCCTCTAACTCCATTATGGGTAGGTATAACTTCCTTTCTATCCATAAACCTTTCTTGTGCTTGTAGTAAATCACCTAGATGCTGAATAGTATCATATCCAGTTAAGATAACCTTTGGCGAACCACCGTTCTGACGGATTCTCCTTAACATATCATTAATCAATGTTAAAGTTAGAATACGGCAGTTAGCAGCAGCATATCCATCACCATTATCAACTTCTGCATCAAGATATGATGCAACAGCAGCACCACTAGACAATTGACGGTCAGTTGCACCGTAAATGGTCGTAATAGTAGTAGGTAGCGTTGCAGCAGCCGCACTAGTTGCTAGTAAGCCAGCATCGTTCAAATCATTCAATTCAGCACTTGAAGAAACTACCTTCATTAACGAAGTATAGTTGCGACCAAGATTAGTTACTGTGTTTGCTTCGTCATACTTTTCAAGAGGCATTAATAGCATCTTGTTCTGAACTTCAGCGTGATGTTTACCCATATCCTCGCGGATTAAGGCTCTTAAATCACCTACACCATCATCAATCTTAGCCATTTCAAGGGCTATTTCCGAGAACTCAAATAGATGAGCCACAGTCTTAGGGCTGGTGAATAGTGTTGTGTATTCTGGCGTAATAGCCGGAATATCATTTCCAGTTCCTAATGATGCGTTCTCAGCAACACCACCAATTAAATCGGCTCTAGGTGTTGTTGTTCCTCTTCCTGTTCCTACTCCTGAACCACCAACATCAAAGGTAGAACCTGCTCCACCTTCTGCTCGGCTTTTCAAGATACGCCATCCACTCGATGTGTATGGTCTTTTCGGTAGAACAGCCAAAGCATTAACCTCTTGGTTAAGCATAGACCATACTTTTTGTCCGTATATTTTGTTGTAAAGACTGCTTAATCCAGTTGCACCTGACATAACAGATGTAGACGCATCGTGGGCGGTATGTAATCCACCAACGACACCTGCACTCTTTAACAACGAATTTCCTGTTCCGCCCCTAATTCCATAGGTAGCGGCTTCTAAGTCTTTCATAGTCTTAATATATCCACTCATTTTATTCACTCCTCATATTGTGCTACAAAGTTATTAATTTCAGCCCACGACATTTCAGATACATCAACTTCAGGCACTTCAATAGTTTGTGCCTTAGTTATTGTTTCTGTCTGCTCTGAAAGAGATTTCCTTAATGTAGCAAATTCATCTCTTAGTGCTTCTACTTCGTTCTTTGCGTCATACTCGCGTCGTGCAACATCGCCCTTTCGGACTGTTTGCTCGTCTGCGAACCTTGTAGCGAATTGGGACTTTAGAGAGTCATAAGCCATCTTCTCTAATTGTTCTGCCTTAAACGCTTCATAGGCTTTTTCTACATTTTCGTTTGAAAGGTCTAAGGTAGCGAACTCATCATTCGACCATTCCTTATATAGTGAACCTAACTGTCCTGCTTGTTCATGCTTTTTGCCCTGTGTTTCTTCACCTGCTCCTGCATTCTCAACAAAACCTTCTGGCCCTGTGCGGCCTTTCATTTCCGCATCATCATAAGAAGCCAATTCGAGTTCTTCTTCATCTGAATCCATTGTTTCCAGACCTTCTTCCTCCATTGGCTCTTCTACTGCTTCCAACCCATCCATCTTTTCTTCGTCAAGGTCGAGGTCAGCCTCTTCTTTCTTGAAGTCGTTTAACTGGGCCATAAACCCATTTAACTCCTCAAGTGCTTTTTCTAGTTTTTCACTCATTTTATCTTTCTCCTCTTTTAAAATATCAAACTTTGCTTCCGGGTTTATTCCTTTTTCACAGATTGTTACTTCATGGAGTTCTAATTTGTCAATTTCATTATATTCGCCTAACTCATCATTAGACTTCTTTCTTTTACTTAAGGCTTGACCACCTATACTAAATGAACGCAATGTTCCTTTTCTAATTCCTCTTGAGATTTCTTTTGCTTTTTCAATGTCGTCTCTCAATTTAATTACAACATAAAATCCTACATCATCTACTTGTGTTTTATGAAGATTACCGCTTTTATCTCGATGTTTTTCTATTACATCTCCTACTTGAACATTTGAATGATTAGACATTACATTTCTATATTTAGGAGTCTGCATATATTTTGTTACTGCTTCTTCTAATGCTTTTAGTGTTATCAAATCATTTTGTTTATCTACAATTTCTATTGAAGCATATCCACCAATTACTAAATCATCTGATTTTAGAATGTTAAACTCGTTATCGTCATTCGACTTAAGCAATATCGCTTCGGACACACAAGCACTTCCTATTTCTTCTATATGAACTGAGCGTCATTCCTCTATTTGCATGGTTAATTTTTTATACCTATCTTCAGTAATATCCCATAAACCTTCTTCTTCTTGGCGTTCTAGCATCTTTTGTTTGATTCCTGTCCATGCAAGCCATGTATCTTGGTCTTTGACTGGAACAACCCGCATATGTAATCTTGTTTCAAATTTGTCTCCTTCTAATTTATATTCATGATAACCATGCCTTTGAACCCCCATTAGTATTTTACCACTATCTAATAATTTATCCTTCTTTACTCCCCTAGAAATTTCAGCAGGATATTTACCAGATTTTCCAAATAAATTGTAAATGTCTTTTGTATTATCTATATCAATAGTCCAAGCAAATGTTTTATCTTTATATGTAATTATAAAATCTAAATTATCATCTTCTCTAGTATAGATTTTAAACTTCCCATACTTACTATCATTCTGTTCTTCATCTTTAATTATTACTTTGGTATTTGCTGTAAACCTTTGCCCACTCATGGGAATAAAGGCATCATGGTCATTCATCCAATTCTTGAGTTTTCTAGGATTATTTTCAAATAGTGCTTCTGTGAGTTTTTCATCTTCTTTAGCAACAAACTCGAATATTTCTTTAACATGAATTCCTTTCTCTTTAGGGTCTTTATTCTGAAGAAACTGTTTAATTTTAACTATTGCTTCTGCTGTTTTACCTTTTTGAATATCATTTAACTGGTCTTTCCACATATCTATATCAGAAATAGCATTCTTCTCCATTAAACTATCTCCTTGTATTCCATATATATTAAATCCTTCATAATTTGATTTTAAAAGTATTTCAGCAGAACCATGAATACCATCTGTAATAGTATATTTTAACAAGGCTTCTTCTACATTATATTTCAAAGACTTTCTGCCTTCTTTAGATAATAACTCTAAAGTAACTACCTTTTCAGGAGAATCTACTTCTGGTAATTCTATTACCTTTGCAGAATACAAACTAAAACCTTTACCTGCCCTTCTAACTTCGTCTACTTTGACTCTTACAATAGAACCTATTTCTACATTTTCTTTAGTGTTTAGTGCTTTACCAACCTTTAGATATGTTTTACCTTCATATTCTATTCCATCATATGTTCTAGATTCTTCTCCACTAAGAGGGCCAACTCCTACAACATAAGAATAAAGATTAGATTTAGTCTTATTTTTATCTAATACTATTACATCTAAATCAACGAATTTTTTATATTTAATCCACTTAGGATTTTTTCTAGTTCCAATGTAATAAGTTGATTCTATATCTTTGATAACTACTCCTTCGGCAGTATCAGATTGCATAATATCCTTTGAATATTTTTCCACTTCTTTTAATGAATCTGCATCTCTAGTGTTTTTCTTATTAGGAAATTCTAATATATCATCAGAATGTTGAGCCAATTGGTATTGTAATACATTTATTCTTTCTCTAAGTGTTTTATCTGTAAGGTTTTCTCCATCATGACTCATAATATCAAATACCTTAGCCTTCAATGTGGCATCTTTGTATTTGTCTTTGAATAAATGCGCTATTGTATCTGCTCTATGTAATGGTTCGTCATTATCATATAAGATTAATTCTGCATCTAATATCATTTCACCAAACTTCTTTTGTTTAATTAATTTTAGTATGTCCTCACATTTATTAGATATGTCCTTCTCGTTGTAAGTATATACTTTGGCTGAACCATTTGTTTTATGTATTTGGATTCTTATCCCATCATATTTTTCTTGAACAGACCATTCTCCACTAAATCCTTTTAGTTCTTTAATATCATTAATTTCAAATATTCTATACATTGGTTTATTTGGTATAATGAAATCTATTTCTGCTTTCTCCTTTTCGCTTTTCTTAAAATCTAATTCAACTAATTTGTCCCAATCTTCTTCTGAGTTGTCTTCTAAAAATATCTTCTTTAAAAGTTTCAATGCGCCATTAAACTTATCTTCCACTCTTTCATTCTTTTTACCATCGCCATAATGTTCAATGATATACAACGGAACATCTTTGATGCTTAAATCTAAACCCATTGCTCCATTAGTTAGATTATCTGGTTTTAGTTCGTGCTTTTCCCACGCAGCAGACTTAATGCTATGCGTGTGCGAGCGTATAGCATAGTGTATGAACATAGCATAAATAGGAGGCGAGCGCAATAAGTTATCTATAACTTCATCGCCCATTTGTTTTGCAAAGGGGTCATTTAACTCATCTGAATTAAAGCGCATTTCTTTAATTGAATCATATAATTTTTGTGCATCATGTGACTCTGGGTTTAATACTCTTTTACTAAACAACAGTTCTTCGTCTACAAACTTTTTTAATATTCCTGTAAATTCTCCTAATCCATCGAAGTCTTTTCTTACTTTCTTAATAGAATCAATCCATTCTTTTCTATATTTCTTAGGGTCATCTTTTGCAGACAAATAATTGTATCTAACATCTTCATAAAAATCTAAGATACGCTTCGCCAATGCTTTGCTTTGTTTGCCCACAAAGACCCCTTTTAGAATCATATCATTCCTTTCCGAATGTTGGTCTAATTCCTTCTATTGCATCAACTTTTTCTTCAGCAGGAGTTTTCTTTGGTTTAGTTAATTTAACTTCTTCCCCTTCTAACTCAACACTTTCATCAACAGGGAGTTCATTATAGTTCCCTAATGCTTCAACTGCCTCTTTTGCTTTATTAATTGCTTCCGCTAATATATCATCAATCTTTTCTTCTTTTGTTACTTTTCTTGGTAATAAATCATCCATTAAAAACCACCTTCTATTCTTGAAACCATATCATTAATTTCAGTCCAATCCATCTTTGCTATTTTATCATCTGCTACATTATCACTTACAGCAATAACAGGAGTGGGTGTAGCAGCAACGACATAACCTGATTTCATCAACAAATTATCGTCATTATAAACCGCACTCTCTAATTGTTTTACCTTATCAACTAACTCTTTTAAGAGCATTAACATTTCACTTTCTTCACTCATCTTTTTCATCTCCTAAATCACCTTTACTCTTTGGATATACAACACCTCTTAGTTGGCGATATAGAGTCTCATATTCTTTTCTTAGTTTTGAGGCTTTGGTTGTTAATAGGACATTTGCCTCATCCATTTTATCCATTTTCTTTCTTAATTTTTTATCGGATTTTAACATATCCACTTGTTTTAATTCTGATATTAAGTCATTTAATTTAGTAAAGTCTTGACCCATATATTCGCTTGGCTCAGATGACTGAACTAATTTCTTTATTTTCTTCTTTTGTTTAGGGTTTACTTTACGAAGCAAACCTTCGTCTTCTTTAATTATTTCTTTCCACATATTACATCCTCCGAATCTAATGATTTGAGTAATCCTACTGTTTCTATAACATCTTCTGCTTTCTTAAAATCTACTAGCCATTGTTTTGTGTCTTTCAATTTTTGTTCTGTTTCAGCAATTTCAGAAGCATTTTCTTCGGAATCACCTAACTCAGTTAGTTTTTCTTCAAGAGCCTTTATTCTTTGCTCAGTTTGTTTTTCATATGCTTCTTTTAATGGACTAATATCAGGTTCTGCTTCCATAACCATTTCTTTTTCGCCTGTTGTTGGATTATCTCTATACACAGGATTACCATGTTTATCTCGCTTTGCCCTACTAATTTTATAAGGATTTGGTTTAGATGTAAGTTTTTCCTTTTGTTCTTCAAACTCTCTTTCAAGAGAAGTTAATTGAGGAGCAGCCTTTGGTGTTTCTTTTTTCTGTTCCTTCTCTTCTTGTATGATATTTCTCTTAAGTTCATCCCAATCAGGAATAAATGATTTCATATCCCTATATGCATCGTTAATTTCTTCTTTAGTGTCTAGTGTTTCTTTTAGTGAGCCTTCTAAATCAATATCAATATCCATCCCTTCCACCATAGAAGATTCTCTTTGTTTTGCTTTAATATAATGATTCAATAATTTAATTGTTGCTTCTAAATATAATTGATATTCAGAATGTTTTGATGTTATTCTTTTGATTTGACTCTTGTAATAATCATTAGTAATATTTTGTTTGGCTGTTGCCTTTTCTTCTTCTGTTACATCTTCAATAAATTCATTATATTTTGATTCTATTACACTAATTATTTTTTTGTCAGACCATCCCTCTTCGTCGCCATCATCAAATTCTATATCTGATTCTTTTAGGTAATACATGTCTGTTATTGTTTCCCACACATCTTCTAAATTCTTTGTCTTTTTAGTTAATATAGTCAATTGAGAAACAGGGAATAATTTAATTAACTCAGAATATAGTATATTATCTGGTATTTTCGTTTTATTGACATTTCTTGCTAATTGCAACACCCCTATTTTAGTTGTCCTGAGTTTAGACATAAGGGCTTGCATTTTTCTTTTACTTGGAACATTCATCTTAGGATTAATTTCCTTTAGTTTATTACGCAATTGAATATATGTTCTACTGCTTCTCCTAGATATTTCTTCCCCTTTTTCACCTAATTCTATATCAACTAAATGCTTCATTAACTTAGGATGAAATAGTTTTTTATTCTCTCCGGCAACTATTTGGTCTAATTGATATAAAAATTTATTTGTTAGAATATTTCTATCTTTTAATCTAATTAAAGTCCCTCTACTAACTTCTTCAGAATCTAATTCATATATTAAATCTAATAATGCTTCTTCTTGTTTATTCAAATCTCTATCTTTAATTTTTGTGGTTTTTTTCCTCTTAGATGTAATAAACATATCAAGAATTTTTTCTTCATAATTAGGTAATTTAAGTTCTTTTACTGCATCTCTTAATTTATCATATAAGCCTATTCCTATTGTAGATGCTTTTATCCTTTCAGTATAGTCTTGAGATAGAATCAAAGGAGTTTTTGCTTCCTTTCCTGTTTTAATTTCATTCTCTAAGCGTTTAATTTCATCAATATACTTCTTTTTCAAATTAGATACATCTCTCGCGCTTAATTTTACTTTGTCTTTTTGAAGAGCAGCAATTGCTCGTTTATAGTTTTTTATTCCTGTATTAAGAGTTTCATCCCACACTTCTTTTTCTTTTGTAGGGGGTCTAATGCTATCTTTGCGTTCTTGTTTTGTTGGGGTTCTAATATTTCTAGGATATGTTCCCACTAACAAATGATAAACCGATGCTTTATTTTTATCAAGATTATTATAATGTTGAAGTCTAACATTTTTAACTGCGTTTAATGCGTCGTTAAACTCTTTTTTTCTTTCTTCTGCTTCTTCCCCTTGTGTTCCTTCATATTCTTTTAAGGATTCCTTATAACCATTTATTTTAATATCCAAAGATTTAATCTCAGCAATTGAATTTAATATATCTGGTTGAACCTCATACATTAAATTTATATTCTTACTTAATGCCTTTATTTTCGTTGGATTCTTTGTGTGTTCTTTTCCTACCTTAAGTTTAGACATCATATCATTGATTTCTTCAATTCGTTTTTTATTTTTATCCTTGCCTTCTTTATCTAATGTTTTTGCACCAGTATCTTGAAATTCTTTTATTGCATTATCTACTTCTTCCATTATCCTATGCGACTGATTCTCATGTTTGTTTTCTACCATGCTTTTTAATTTATCATACAACGGCTTGGTTTTATATGGCTTCTGAATTTTTAAAATTGACATTTCCTTAGTATCAGGCGACTTCCTAAGTATGTCCATGAAAGTCATAATTACCACTTATTTTCGGTCTTTCTCTTTTGTTTCTTTGGTAACCCAACATAGCCGGGAATGTCAGCCATTCCGGGTTTTTCTTTCTTTACTGTTTTAGGGTCTGCTCCAATGTAATCAAAATTTCTACTTGTTTTAACAACATGTTCACTCTTTTCTTTTCTTCTTGCTTTCGCTAAAGCCTTCTCTAATTCTCTTACGCTTTTTTCTTCACTCATATTAACCTACTCTTTTTTCTGTTCTTTTATCTACATTTTGATTACCTGCTTCTGCTGGTAATCCTGTGAATCTTTTATCTGGGCCTTCGCTCATGCTTGGCTTATTGCGTGTAGCCTTAACCTTTGCGGGTTGCCCTGCATCATCCATTGAAGGTTTTGTTCCTTGTTCCATCATTTCACCTAAATGTGATTGGTCTATGTTAGTTCCTGCATATTGGTCTAACTCAACATCTTCTTGTCCTTCTTGTGGGGCTTCTTCTTTTTTGTATGTGAATCTACCTTCATCATCCATATCAACAGCAAAGCCTAGATTTTTAATAGATGCAGCGATATTAACTTCTATCTCTCTCTTTCTTAATTTAGCAATCGCATCTTCTTCTTCTGATGGTGGAAGTTTTAATTGCCAATCAGTTACTCCAAATTCTAAAGTAACAAACGGTAAAACATATTCATTCCAAATAGTCTGCGCCATTTCAACGGCACGATTAGTAACAAGTATCTGCATACCCTCATTATTCAATCCTCCACTTGCTGAATTGTCAGACATGAAGATTTTACTAACTCCATAGAATGCGGAAATTCTATCTCTTAAGTCATCCTTAACCGAAACATAATCCATTTCTTTTAGGCTATCCATAAATTTAATCCACTCAATAGAACCCTTCCCATTTTCTGCTTCAATACCCATTACAGGAATGAAGTGTGGGTCTTGTTCCATTTTCTCTTTGACTCCGCGCCAAAAGGATTTCATTGAATCAATGTTTCTAGTTTGAACTGCTAACAATCCT